GGTCAGTAATGCCACGAATTATCTTTTCCACTCGTTTCCGGGCCAGATTCCTCACAACCTCCTCCCCCGGCTGCATACCTGTCGAGTAGTGTAGAACAACCGGATTCATGGCCGTCCATGCTCCTTGTGACAGGAAAGAAAGGCTATTTGGTGTAAGGTTTATAGTGTTTGCTGATATAGCACTAACACCAGCAGGGACTTCCGTCCATGTAACATCATCTTCCGGGTCTATGCCTGCCCATTTCCATATTGAATTGTTTTCATAATGAACAAGCACAGAATCACCAAAAATACATATTCCAGTAGCTGGTCCATCTCCTGTTGTTGGATATACTATAGAAGTATTTAAAACCTTTGTAGGGTCGGCATACTCACTATAATAAACAGCACTAGGGTCATCTGGATTACCTGTAAAGAAACATCTCATACTTTTAGGGTGGTAGCAGGAGTACTTGCATTTCCGTACTGCGTCCAGGTTGTTGTTTGCTTTAATGGGGTCGCCATAGGTGCGAACGTATTCGTAATATTCGGTTGTATCTCCGTCAATTTCTGCTATAAACTTCAATACTTCGCCGTTCGGCTCTGTGCGGTATAATCTTTTCCTGGTTATACCTGTTGGTCCCGCTTCTAACGTCCACTTTATTCCTTGTCCGGATTTTACTGATACTGATTGGATAGGTGAAGGCTCCGATTCGAATCCTTGCGCGCTCACGTAAGTGTAGGCGCATTTATATGTTCCCCCGGGTAAAGGTGGGGAATACTTTGGTATCGATTGGACCCAATATGTCAGATCTAAATATGTCCGATCTACATATTCTGTTGTGGTATTATCCTCAATCGTTCCTACACAGTAAAAGTTGTCGTTATAATACCGATAAACGTTTCGCTTCTTTGTTCCATCCGGGCCAATTGGTATATTAGATATCCGCATCGCTTCATAGTTTTGGCTTGCGGATGCTTGAGCAATCGGGGAGCTGCTGGTTTCGTTGTTGTGCTCATCGATGAAAGTGATCATCACCTGATGAACTCTTGCCCTGATTGAGCTTCCGTCGCCAGTGAATTCTATCGTCGGCGCCTCTACTGGGTAATATTCAGCCTGCACGGTCAGTGCTGTAGGGGAGTCACTTTGGTAAATTTCTGCTATCTTTTCCCCGTCATACACCCAATACTTAGTGCCATCATTAATATACAGTTTATCTCTTAAATAAAACGTTGAAACCTTATCGGCAGTGCCGACAGAACATAATACAGTTAAGCTATAGTCTGTTTCATCAACCAAACAAAGGTTGTTATAACCTAAACCCGTTCCGACTATAGCAAGTAGTATCTCCCGCCCATCATCCCGCGGCCATTCGATGAGCTGTTCGACTGGGAATCCATACGACGTTTTGTTCAGCCGCTCTTCGCCGTTCCGCTTCTTCATCCCGCCACGCTCTGAAAGGTCAACATTGTCAGCACGGGCAAGTTCGTTGTCGAGTAGATTATCGGGAGCTGCGTCGGTGTTTAGTCCCCTAGTGAAGTCACGGTATGATTTTAATAGTTTAGACACGTCACCTCACCACCTGTATCTGCTGTGGAGTCCTCCGTCTCCGGAGGGAATTATAGACACGCATGGATTTTTCTTTGAACCGCTCGATATTCCTAAGCCCGTCGGGGTTTTCATCGTCATCCTTCAGCTTCCACCAGCCAATCAAAAAGGAGACAAGGGCTTGGTGATACGCTTCGTGGATTTCGGGAGTAGCGTTTAATCCGCTGATGGGTCTGGGGATACGCCGATAGTAAACTTTATAGGTTCCGGCCTCGTTGAAGCTGATCAGGTTGTTGCCGCGCACTCGGTAACCACGATAGGTGTTTCTATTCATATCCTCCACTTCGACTACGGTCGTAATATCGACAGGCAATTCTAGCCATTCGCGGTTTTCGGTTGAGGTTAAGATCGTATATTCGTCGATTAATGCCATGTCACCGATTTCCGCAATTGCTTCGTTGATCGCTTTGAGCGCATCGGGGTCATCGATGAACTCGTCGACATATGCTTCGGCGGCCAGTTTGATTTCTACGCCGGTCATGATATCACCTCATTAAAGAGGGCGGGAAACTAATTCCCGCCCGTTTGGTTTTCTTGAGGATTCTTCTCCTCGAAGATATAAACGCCATACCCACGCTTCGGGTCCCGTAACACCTTGAGTTCTTCTTTGTCGGTGGTCGAGTATACCCCGTTGACAAATTTAATTCTTTTGCCGGTGATTGTCTGCCCGGTGTGTCTGTTGAAGGATGCCGGGGTGACAACCAGCTCCAGGTTCATATACGGGGGATTGGTATTGAATTTAGCCATTCCTTACACCTCTCAATATTTTAATAAAGGGGGGACCACCCCCCCTATTGTCAGCCCGCCGCGAAACCGGTAACGCCAAACAGCACCGCATGGGTTTTTTCTTGTCGCACCATCATCCCAAACTCGGTCAGGTACTCGTCAACCCATCCATCCACGTCGTTGGCTTGGATGTTAGGATGTAGTTTGGTGTCGCGACCGTTTAACGGGCGATATACGATGTTTTTCATGTCAAGCAGGAACCCGTAACCGGCGTAAGCGTTTTCGAGAGAACGGTCAACAGCAATTATCACGTCGCCGTGGAAAGACCGATACTTCGGCAAACGAATACCAAAAATCTCTTCGCCAGACGTAGTAATGATTTTGTTCTGGGCAATCATGTTGATGGCACCGCCGACAGTTCTGGAGCAGACAAACAGTTTGGTTTTAGACCCGTAGGAAAACCCCATCTCCAGGAAGTTCTCCCATTCGGCTTCGGTCAACGGGCCGCCCATGTCTTTGCGGTTGGTTTGGATGAAAGAGTTGATCCCAGCCGTCATCCGTCTAGGCTTGCCGCTAGACAGATCCTCTTTTTTCTCTCCCCAGATGGAAATACGGGCAACATCAAGCCTGTGTTCCAGTAGCTTCTTCGCGCGAAGTCTGGTTCTTTCTTTGCCGCCTACTCGCTTTTTCTCATGGGCAGAAGTCATGGATTCATCGAAAGTGGTCCTGACGATTTGAGTATAGTTTGTGAACTTCTGCGGCTGATTTAGCTTGGACACGGGCGCGTTAGAGTTTTCTTCCATCGCGTTCCCGATTCTTACCAACCAATCCTCCGCTTCAATTGCCGCGCTTGCCGTGGTCCCGTACCCGCGCACTACAGTTAGCACGTTGGCGTTAGTGGCGGTTACGCGAAGCACCTCGCCGGTCCTCGGAACTTTAAGGATGTCATGTGTTGCGAAGATTGAACCGTCCGCCACATTAATGTTGGTCGCTGTGTCGTCTGCAGCTGCGGAAGCCTTGGTCCACCAACCAACCGGTTCATCGTCGAACCAAATGAATTCTGCGGTGTCTGTCGCTTCCTTCCGCGCTTTCATGAGAATGACCGCGTATGGGTCGGCACTGGGGATTAGTTGTGTAATGATTTTAGAGCAGTCAATCGCTCGGCGGTCGCGGTCTAGGGTAGTGGTTACGACCGGGCCGGGTTCTGCAAAAAACTGCATGTTGAATTTTTCCATCATCTTTCACCTCACTTAAATAAGACCGTCAAAGATACACCCTCCTTGTGCGGTACTGAGGATTTCTTCTAAGACGATCTCTTCTCTTGTTTTTTGTTTTGGCGTAGTCTTTACGCCAGGTTTCGGCATCGCTGCCGCTTGCTTTTGCGCTTCGAGCTTCGCCTGTTCCTCTGTGGCTTGTTGTAGCGCGGTACTGACTTCGGCCGTTATTTGCTGCTGAATCTCTCCAGCTTTTCCGGCTTTAGCACGGGCATAAACAAACTCATAGAGGGCTTCAGGCTGTTGTTGAAGCACATTAAATAACGCAGGATTCTCCTGCGCTAACTGTTGGATCTGTAACTTAATCTCCGGGATGTAGTCTTTGAAGTCTGTGTTTCGTGCTGCTACAGCTTGCCAGCCTTGGACGAATTTGACCTGTTGTTCGTACTCGTTCGCTAGTTTCTGGATAGGTTCGAGTTGCGGTCGGACCAGCCCCATAATCATCCGTTCCATGTACTGCGAAAAACCAGGATAAATTTCCTCCATGTTCTGGATGAACTCCTGGTCCTCTTTGGATATTTGTGGTTCCGGGGTATTCTCCGGGGCTTGCGCCCGCTGAACCAGGAGGGGAATGATTTGATTAATAATGTTCTGGGTCTGGGCAAGCTGTTGTTGGAGGGTGTTATACCTGTCATCTTCCGGTTGTGGCGCGGTAGTTGTCGGGGCTTTCCCCCGGCTACCAAGCCGCCGTTCAGCTTCGAGGTATGCCGCTCCTAATTCATCTCTAGTCTTGTATTTCTCTAGGTCGTTCGGTTCGCCAAGCGCCTTTTTTATCTCGACATAGGACTTGGCTAAGGCAAAGTCTGATGTGAACTTTGCCAACGGGTCCGGTTTTTCGGTCGAAGGTTGTCCCTCGGTCGCGGTCGGGCCTTCCGGTTGTCCTTCCTCGCCTTCTGCGGGGCCTTCTTGACTGGCTGGTTCTTGATTTTGTCCTTCCTCCTGTTCGTCTAGTTGTTGGTCCAGGGCCTCTTCGTGTTCAGGGGATAGGGAATCAAAAACAGCCTCATCATCGAATATACCCATGTAATCAATCACTCCTTAATTTTGTTTTGGCATTTTTCCACAAATGAAAGAACCTTCCGCAGTTCGCCGATTGCACCTTGTGCGCGCCCGACTTCCAGAAGGTTCTCGAAATTGTTTCGCTCTAACGTCGCTATATGGCTCTTGATGTATGTGTTTTGGATACGGCTCACTAAGAGTTGCCAACCCTCGGTCATCGCCATTTCCGCTATCTTGCGTTCGTAGTCAGTAATTGCTCACCACCTCCTTGCATGGATTGTTCTATGATCTTTTTCGCAACCTCTTGCCCAAATTGCCGCTCGGCCTGGGCTTGTTCCGCTTGCGCCTGCTGCTCTATTTGTTGTTGCACGGCCATCATTTGCTGCATTTGTTCTTGTTGTAATTCCTCTTCGGTTTTAACGAATTTCTCCGGATTGCGGAGGTCAAAACTGCGGACTAATTCTTTCTCAATCTCCATGCGCTTGATATAAGGCGATTGGGTCTTAGCGGCATACTCGGCAAGCTGCATCAACTGCTGCCGCCTAATCTCCTTGTTGCTAGCCGGGTCGGTGGCCGCTCCCGCCGGTCTATAATCCCACTCGCCGATGATATCCGTTGGGTCTGCCTTTTGCCAGGACATGGCCTGTTCCTCATCAAATATCTTGACTAGCCTGGGTTTGGTGTAAAACTGCTGATTATTGAGGTCCATCAAGTTAATAAGTCTCTTGATGCCCATATCCTCAAAGAGAGTCATCTTGGTGTCGAATCTAATCGAGGCGTTACTGCTTTTAGTCGCCACCTCGGTCGCCGTCTCTCTGGCAGGGGAATCCACGCCACGCACCACGGAGGGAACGGCCAGGGCGTTTTCGGCGTCTTGGCGGATCTTCGCTTCCTCGTTGTACGATGATGCCGTCACGTCCGGGGTTTCGAGAGGCATAATGTCGTCCATGTTTGCCACCCAGATAATCCCGTGTGGTCTAGATACAAGCTGCGAATCGTCGATATCTGCCCCGTCCCTGGCTTTCCACATTCGGTTCAGGACCAATGAAACATTGTCAATCCTCTGGTTCCTAGTAGTATTAAGCTCGTGCTGTAAATGCTCGATGAGCGCCACCGCCGACATTCCGTAAAACTCGTTCGGGAGCGGTTCAAACGTCCCGCGAATAAAAGGCTTTTTGCCGTGCCAGTACGGATTGTCTCCGTGGAAGACCGTTTGCTGCCGGTTGACTATGATCCGGTGCTCGTCATCGGTCCAGTAATGGAGCAGTTCATACATTGGGAATTTTTCATCTGAACTTTCGGTTCCGGTCGGGCCAAAGCCAACGGCGCTCATCCGGTCATACCTGCCCTCGTTCGGATCACTCGTCCCTTTCAGTTCTTCCCAATCCGGTTCGGTAACTGTTCCTGTTCCTGCTGCTTTCCAAAGGTTTAGTTTGGCTTGCAACTCCGGCTTTGTCACCCATTCGCGCTGAAACACATACCGGCAGGAATCAATATCCGTGCCGCGCGGGTCCGGCCAAAAATCAAAAAAGTCCACCAGTTGGATCTCGTTATCGTCCCATACCGTCTCTTCCTTTTCAACCACCTGAAGGATTGAGGTGGGGATCTGGATGCCGAATATATTAAAAGTAAGCGGCTCTTTCTTCTTCCTCTTCCGCGTCTCTTTTCTCCAACCGACCGAAGCAATCGCCGCCGGGAACACTAAAAGACACGTAAACCAGTCGTAGAAGAGGGTGGTCACGTTGTTTTTTTCTAACTGCATATCAATGAGCGCCGCTGCAATCCGCGCCTTTTGGTCGTTGGCGTTCATCACCTCTTCGCCCTCGCGGGGTTGGGCGATAAACTCGATCCACGGTCGGGCAGGACCGAAAAAGTTTTTAAGCAGTCTGCTGCGCCAGGTGTCCACATGCTCGTAAACCATCGGGATGTGTAGGTTTGACCGGCCTTTGAGCGCATCGGGGAGTTGTTTTCGATAGCCTCGGTAAAGCTTATAATATTCTATCGCCTTTTGATCGTATTGTCTGCGATACCCCTCGGCGTCACGAAATAGCCCCATCACCTCCTGGGTCTTGTCGTCCATCTCTATTGTCACCACCCCCTCCAAGTATTTTGATTTTGACGATTTTCCACCCCTCGCGGTCGAGAGTAAGGATATGCTGGTTAAGCGTACCGGTGATTTCTTTAGTCCGGGATACCTTTTTGCCGCGTGGGGAGATCAGGGTTTCTTGTATTAACACAGGCCGCCTCCTCCTTCGGTTCAAATTTCATGAAACTGCCTAGATGACCGGGGCCTCTACGCAAATATAGATATGTCGCTAAAACATCGCCACACGCCGGGCATAGCGCCGACCCCACGGGGTCTGGATATCCATTTACGCCGCGGAACGGGGTATTGTCAAAAGGATCGCCCATTTTAGGGAGATCTGACTCTGTGTAGTCGTAAATGTGCTCATTACAATGCGCACAATAAACCCTGTACATCTCATAACCTCCTTAATAGCCTGTAATATCCGATATACCGGGAGCCGTCATCTGCTGCCGACGCCGCTTGCGCCGCTTTGCCTCGTCCGTGGTAATCGCGCGCGGTGGGCGTGACATGACCGCGTACCGAATCGCCTCTGGGCCGTGGTCCTCGCAAGCGTCATCTACATCATTTGGGTCATGCTCGTCTCGCACCAAAGCCGGGAGTGTCCGGATTAAATTAGTGCAGTTTGAAAAAACTTGCAGCCATGGCGCTTTTCCGCCCTGCTCGTCCGCGTGCAGGAGCAAGTAAGAATGAAGCGCCTGCCAGCCAGGGACGCGCCGGTCATCTGCCTTGACTAATCCGGTCAGCCCGTACCGCCTAAACAACTCTTCGCCCGAAAGTCCCGTATCTTGCCGCCTGTTCCACAGGTCAGGAGAGGCAACAATATAAGAAAAGTGAACGCCCGGAGTCATCCATTCCCGGATTTGTTGTGCCGCCTCCGGGATGGGGAGATCGGGCCGGTAGAACTCTTTCGTCACGTATAGCCTTTTGGTTTGATCCACGGCTATTTCATACACCGCGCACATGTCCAGCCCGTAGTCCATCGCCAAAAATCGTTTCCAGTGGTCGGGGATTACGAACGGGTCAACGACGTGCGTCTCTCTCCGCCAGCACGCAAAGTACTGCCCGGCAAATACGTCCCAGTCACCGTCCATGAGTGCTCGCCGCTCGGCCTCGGGAAGCTGTTGCAACCGGCGTATGTAATCCGGATCTTTTTCCAAAAGGTAGGGGTTATCAGTGACTTTCGCAGGAATGAATGTATATGTTAACCCATTTTCGTCCTCCCAAATAGTGAACGGTGGGTGAGAGTCAATGAAAAGAGATTTGTGCCAGACGTGCCCCACGTTTCCGGGGTTTGTCGCCAAGTCCATGCCCTTGGGGAAATCGTTGGCGCCCCGGTTACGGGAGAGCATGTAGCGAAATTGATATTCGGTAAAGTGGGTGCTCTCATCGAAACCTATCCGGTCGTACTCGGCGGACTGATACTTGGTCACGTCGGCCTCGCTCTCACAATAGCCGAATTCCAGCCGTGAACCGTTCACAAAGCGCCACACCTTCTCCGCATCGTTGTACTTCCCAAGCTCGCGCGGAATGAGCTCAAGGCTGGTCAGAATCAAGGAGCGCTTTAGCTCCGGGAAGGTTTTGCGGAGGAGCAAACACTTTGCGCCCGGATAGCGCATGCAATACAGGAAATGTTTTAGCAGCAGGCCGTATGACTTCCCCCCGCCAGCCGCACCGCCAAAGAGAGTGATGTTTGCCGGTGAATCGATGAATTTTTTCTGCAGCGGGGTGATGGTGAGATGCAATTTCCTCATTCCACGCTCGCCTCTTCGTCCAATACCTCCACTACAATACGGAACGGCCCCCCTCCCTCGCCCAGGTGCTCTACCTTCTTCGGCTCAGTATATAATCCGGCCATCTCCAGGATGACTTTGCCGTGCGGGTATGACCCCTCTTTTGCGGCACGCACAAAAGCGTTTATGACCGGGCCAACTGCCGCGCGTACCAGGTCGCGGGACTGTGATTCGTAAAGTTCCAAAAATTCTGGCTTTTTTATCGTTTTGTAATAGGTTTGGCGGCTGATACCTGCACGCTGACAGATGTCCGTCACCGTCGCCGTGCGGAACTCCGGGTTGAGCAGGACTTCCAGCAGTTTTCTTTCCGCTAGCGTGGGGCGGTAATCTGTCACCTTTTGCTCACTCATTTTCGCCTCACCTCCTATTGTCAGAAATTTTAATCTTTTTCCCTCCCAGCATATGGGGGGATTTATTTTATCAAAATGTATTGACATCGTCATGTCAGCGTGATATAATCAAGTCAACAATATCCAAAAAAATCCAATCCGGCCCGCCGGGAGCCGCAATCCCGGCAAGCATGGAAGGAGGTCAAAGAGGTGGAAAAATTGGTTTTTGGTTACGGCGGACTGTCTGGCCACACACCTTGCATCTACAAGGCCAAGGGGCAACATCCCCTCTACGTAAAAGGTATACTAGCCGTCGAAAAGGTCAGGTTACTTGATGCACTAGACTGGAACAACCCGATAGTCGTAGAGGTGGAGAACGGTAAAACCGTGGGCCACAGAGCGGGCGGCGGATTTACAAAATTAACTGAAATCACACAAGAACAGGCCGACATGCTAATTGCGGAAAACGCCCGTCTAAGCGAAATCCAGAAAGCGGCAAGAGAAAAAGATGAGCAAGAATTAGCCGAATACGAAGAACGGTTGGCCAACAGCGGCCTTTGCCCCAAATGCGGAACATGGTGCTACGGTGACTGTGAAGCTAACTAAAACACATAAGGCCCGCCGGGAGCCGCAATCCCGGCAGAAAGGAGAATCAAAGATGAGCGAGTTTAAACATTTTTTCAACGACGAAACCCGCGCCCAATGGGAGCGGGAAGAGAAGGACGAGGAAACCCGGATTACCAACGTTGAGATTGACGGCAAGGTGTACCAGGTCAAAAGAGAGACAGTTATACAGGTATTTGCAGACGGCAGCCGGAAAGCGAGAGTTATCACGGTGACGAAGCTTGGCAACGGATACAACGAAGTTATTATGCCGGGGAGTCCCGAATTCCACGCCGCAAAAATGAAATCCGCCGATATACTTTACAAAAACGCTTAAAAGGCCCGCCGGGAGCCTATCCCGGCCCTACAAAGCAGAGTGACGGGGCTTTGCCCCGGTAATGCCCCACCCCACGGGGTGCCGGTCACAAGGCCGGAAGAAAGGAGAAAGGAGGGGGAGAGAAATGAGAAACCTGCAAGAACTTACTGGACAAGAGTCCGGTATCGTCATCTACAACGAAAAAGACGGCATCCTATGCAATTGGAGCAGCATCCAAGGATTGCCCCGGATCTTCGTCAACGGTTTGGTCGGTCTGGGCGAGGAGATCCCGGAGGTTGAGGGTGAGCACTACGACGACCTATCAGGCCTCCTGGAGGGGGTACAAATCAATATCTGCGCCCACTACACCGACGACGATCTGCCGAAATCCGGGACAGTCTACTGTCTCGGTGATGACGTAATTGTCATTGCTCCGGACGGCTGGGTGTAACTGATGCGGCCCGCCGGGAGCCGCTAATCCCGGCCAAACAAAAAATAGGAGGTTAAGAAATGAGCAAGAAGCTAGCATTAATGAATTACTTAAAAGAAGAGGGGGTAACCGGAAATGAGATAAGGGAAGGGTATGACCCCCATACCTTCAAGGTTTGGAATAGGGAATACATGGTTTTGAACGAACGGGAACGTAATGAAAAAGTGAAAGAGTACATCCAAGAAACCCTTTGGGCGTTTTTCCCCTCCTTTTTGGCGGCGGAAACAGGTTTGCCGGAAGAAGTATTTCACGCGCTCTCAGAAAAATGCGAGAGCGGGAATGACGCCATTCTCGCTCTCATAGAAAAAACCTGCGGCCTGGACGCTTTCGTGGATTCCGCAGTAGTAGCGGACGGTTATGGCCACTTCCTCTCTTCTTATGATGGAGAAGAGGGGGAGGTAAATGTAAAGGGGGAAAATTACTTCATTTACCGCATAAACTAATCCCCTATAATGCAGAGTGGCGGGGGTTTT